AGCACCTACAAAAGCATCTTTTACTAAATCAGCAAAGACAGCTAAAAAGGGTAAAAAATGATTAAATTTTTTAAAGATATTCTAACCGAAGATGATAATACAACATGGTGCATAGCTAGACTTAGCACTATTATGGGTGTTGTTACTTTCTGTGTAATGGGTATTATTGATGCTTGNCAACAACACGCTACAGANTTTAATGAGTTTGGTATTGGNTTTGGTGCTTTGTTAACTGGNTGCGGTATTGTCATTGCTGGTAAAGCAGCTACACAAAAAGATAAATAATGTTTGCTAATATTAAAATTGCTATCTTTACGTGTGCTTTACTTCTTAGTGCTCTTGGTGGTTGGTATGTAGAGCACTGTAGGTTTGTTGCTTTTGAAGAAAAAGTAGCATCACTAGGTAAAGAACAAGAAATAAAGAATGAGCAAATAGTTAAAGAACAAAAACAAGTAACTGAAGGAATTACAAATGACTACAAAAATAAGCTTGCTACTATTAAGCGTTCTTATGCTGGCAAGTTGCTCAACAACTCCAGTGGCAGTCAAATGCCCTCCATTTCCTGCACCACCGTTGGAACTAATGAAGGAACCACAGACAAAGTACTTACTACCGAAGTAAGTCAATTGCCTGAACAATGTGCTGAAACTACACAGCAACTACTATCTTTGCAAGNTTGGATACTACAACAAGCAAACAAGTAAAAGTTAACGAGGCANGGAGAGTATCAAGAACCTAGTGATTTTCCTCGTTTCTATCTAGGGCATCAACGAATTGGCAAGCGTAACTTGTGTCCTCTCCACCAACAACATAAAAAAAGACCATCCGAAGATGGTCTATAAAGTACCGCACCGAGGAAACTATTAAGGAATAATCAAACCAGGTACATATGCTTGAGGCATTTGTTTGATTTCATTAAATAATGGTTTATGCAAAAGGTCTGACATCTTAATAACTACAGGCTGTAATATCAATGCAATGTTAGACCATGCTGCAATAAAATCCAATTCATTCATATCTGTTAGCGTTTTATCTTGGGTTGCTAGATAGGTAGCTAATACTGATTGACTGTCATCTGCAACATTAAGGGCATCGTTTAATGCTCTCATTCCTACCAAAAACTCTTCTTTAGTCGCCATAATTTATTCCTATTTCTGTGTTTTTTAAAGTAGCTGCATCTACGCCATAAAAATCCATAACTAACCTAAATGCTTTAGATAATTTATTTATTTGTTTTTGTTCTTCTTTTTGATCATAAGAAAACAAAGGAATCTTTTCTTTTAGAAAGAATCCAGAATTTATCAAAGAGTAGGACTGTATTAGTCCTNCTTNCATAATTTCNTCGCCTAATTCACTTTGTATCTCTATCTCTATCTTCATAGCAATAGTCCTTAAATTTCACATATTCCAGCAACACAGGCTAACATTTGAGCACCTTCAACATTATCGTCATGCTCTTTAAAGTTATCCCAATCAATGTTTACAGGTATCTTAGACTTTAATGCTTCGTACTCTTCCTTAGTACATTCTTCGTAAGGAGCTTGCTTGTATGTACCACCATCATACGGCAAGAAAGATACGCCTGTAATTTCATCAAAATGTTCCCACACCCATGCACCTACTTCCATCCATTCATTTTCTTTGATGGAAATAGTTACAGAAGGTTTGTGTTCACAGTAATGACGCTGATACATTAACCACAGTTTTAAATGCTGAATAGCAGATAAATCTTCACGCAACAGAGCACCATCAGCTACTTCAACAGGAAAACTAAATATTGTAGTTCCCTCTGGTTTCATGAAACAAGGCTCTGCTACAAATCCTGATTGAATCATGAATTGTGTAAGCGGATCTTTGTTATCAGCTCTGACACGACGTATATAATGCTTACTGTGCTGAGGATGGATGCCAGAAGCAGTAGAGCAAAGCTGAGAAACTGTTCCTTCAGGTTTGATTGCAGTGATAGCAACTGATTGGTTGATACCAATAGCAGCAGCGAACTCATTGTTAGTCGTAATAGCAACATTTTTTAATTCCTCTAAACGACTAGCAAGCTCAGAATCATCTGGATTGTTCATCAAAGCATTATCCAAGATACCTGTCATTGATACACCTAGCAACGCTTCTTCTCTAGTGTTATTTTCCCATATTTTACGCAAGTAAGGAAAGTTAGTTAGTGAAGCTTGAAAAGTCCCAAGAATTGTTGCATACCGTATTTTACGTTTAAGGCTATCCATATCATCGTCAACACGGACAATGCAAGAAGTAAGATTACAGAACTGGTAAGGTTTAAGGATAATTTCCGAACACGGATTCGTTCCATACTCTTGTTGAGAGTTTCTACGTCCATTCTTTTCTGCTTGTAATACGGAAGCATAGCGATTAAATATTCCTCGTTCACCAGAGTGTGATTCATAAATACTAGACCATTCGCGCATGAATTGTCCAATGCTAGGACGCTCTTCATACACTGCGGAATTGTTAGATAAAGCTCGTTGTCCTTGCTGTTCCCACCAAGCACCTGCTTTAGCGTGTGCCATGCGGTCATCAGACAAGTCAGATAGGGAAATCATTGCTGATCGACGAACTCCACCCACCACAACAACCTCCCCGATTTTGCACAAAATATCATGGCACTCAAGGGATGATAAACGGCGACCAATTGATGTTTTAAACTTGGATATAACAAACTTAAATAAGTCTTCCAGTGGCTTAGGACCTGAAGCCCTTCCTCCGAATGTTTTGAGTCTAGCACCTGCTGCCCTGACCTTGGACAGATCATACTTTGGTATCTCGCCAGAGTATAGAAGGGCGATAAGCTGCCGAAGCGATTTAGCCCATCCTTCTTTAGAATCCGAAACAACAACAGTAGTCGCACTATTGTACAACTGATCCGGTACTTCTGGTAGCTTGTTGACATACTTCTGCTCCACAGAGAACCCAACTCCTGTGCCACAGAGCAGGATATACATAGCCTCATCGAATGATTTAGGATCATCGATAGGAAGGTAAGAGCAGTTAAAAGCAGCCACGTTTTGACGCTCCAGAGCAGGTCCTGAAGTCATCACAGCTCTCATTGAAGGTACTACCTGCAAGTTAGTTACAGCATCTTGTAATTCTTTACGTAAATCGGCTGGTAGGTCATAGTTTTGTTTTTCTTTTAAATGCTTTTGCATAAAATCAAAGTAACGAGTAACAGTTTCGTCCCAATGTTCTCTGCGATCTTTATCGTCTAGGAAGCGAGAGTACCTAGATTTAGCAATAAAGGTATTATACGGTGTCATTACATATTTATTCATCAATTGTCCTTAGTGTCTGGTATTATTTTTATACTTTTCTATTAGCATTGCATCTGCCATTTTATATGAAAAACTAGCCATAAAGCTATAGAACTCTTCATCACTATTTTCTACTGGTACTCCTACTGCTGCTATAGCACCTGAAATAATACTTACTGCCATGAAATCTCTAAGACCAGGAATCTCATCAGTAATAACAGGATCAGTAGGTGGCGTCTTACTCTTCATAAACTATCCTTATAAGTTTCTCACGGTATTGCTCCAAAAAGTCAGGAAATCTTTCAACAAGGTCTTCAATTGTAATATCACACTCCTCTATAAATTCAATTATATCCATACGATCTTTAACAAGCTCTGCTAGTTCATTTATTGTCAATTCCATCGATCAACCTTTCAATGTACCATTTAGCTTTTTTAAGATCTTCTACGCCGTTCTTATGCTTCCATCTCCAAAGATATTTAACTGCATTAGCGGTACAAATTGCTTCCATTCCTTTTAGATCCTCACATACTACAGCAAGAGCATCAATACATTCTATGCTGCCCTTGTTGTAGTGTGCAGGATTATTTACATTATCATTAGCCATTTCTCTAACCTCTGGAAATTTCTCTTGAACACACTCTATGCAAAGTGAATGGTAAGCTCGTAAATGTTTTTGACAGACTGCCATTATGCTAAAGCCTTTATAGTCGCTGCTTTAGCGATTGCTGATGATCCTTGACTCCAACTTCCGCAAGCTTTGCATTGGTATCGTTGATAGCTTCCTGTAGTTGTAGTAGCCGTTCCACGCTTCTGGACTTCTGTGTGTCCACAAGTCGGACAACACGGATTGTCAGAAAATAGATTTCTATTTGGATGATTTTTAATCCACGGTAATACCCTAACATAAACCTGTTCCAACAGTACGACATCTTGCTTGTTGTACTTCTCCATTGTTTTCCAAGCATCTTTATCTCCATTCATACACTTAACCCACAATTCATGGCCTTCGTGTTCTGTTTTGGAACCTAAACCAAGACGTTGTGCTACATAATCAAGCTTGTTGCTAGGGAATCGGAATTGACTACGCATAGTTCTTAGCAAATCAATCTGCTTGTAGGGTGCTGGTGGATCTAAAGAGTACAACAAGAACTCTTTATTAAGCGTAGGCATATCAAACTTAGTGCCATTGTAGTGAATCACCGCATCTGCTGCGGAGATTAACTCATGTATTCTCCGCAGCATAGCCTTTGGTTTAGACTGATGCACAGAGTCAAACATAATCTCATCTTCGCCAAGCCACTTAGCTGCCCAACATAAGACATAGGAAGACTCCATCAACTGCTTGAGTCCTACGTTTTGCTGCCACAAGCCCCATACATGTGCTGTATTAGGACTAGACTCAATATCAACAAGCAATATTTTCATCATGCGCTCCTGAAACGATTTCGTCTTCATCATCGTAATTGAATATGACATCTAAATCATCTTCAATCTTTAGACCTAAATCAATTCCAGTGTTTTCATCAATTAAAGTTGCTTGTACGCCATTAGGAATAACATATCCACAGGCACGAAGAAAAAGAACAAATCCTTGAATTAGCTCAGTCCAAGCAATATCATCTTCAAAAGTAAGCTCTACTTTTATTGGAAATTGTCCAGCAACAAACTCGGACTCTTGTATAAACTTATACGGCATTTTCTTTCTCCTTTAAATAGGTAGAGCCAATAGGACAGTCTTTCTCCATCTGATCTATATGCTTTTTAAGTAATGCAATTAAACCTGCTTCTACCAACATTGCTATTTCTTCCTTAGTAGCATCAATGTTTAATGTAGCAGATCCGTCTGCGTGTTCAATCATCTCTTCTATCTTCATAAGCAGCTTTCACTAAAAACATAAAGTAATCAAAATCTACTACTGCCAAAGGTTTACTATTGTTCTGCTTGACCACCACAAGCGGTTCATGTCTGCCATGAGACGCTGCTTGCTTGTAGTGTTTGTAGATGCCAATTGCTGCCAACGATTTACATTCAACATCGAACGGAAAGATTTTTTTTGCTGCTGGACTAAGTTGTACATCTGCTCCTCCTGCTCCCATTGATGTAGATCTAACATCGTCTGCCTCTAACTGAGTAAATTTACTCAGTATAGTGTCACGTACCTTTTGCTGTAGTAATCTACCTTTTTGTTTCGCTGAACTAGGTTTCATCTTTACTCTGTTGGTGGTTTCCAGAATTCTCCAACTGTTCTACGAAGATGGAGGAGTTTTGCGTTTTCAATGACTCGATCTGTTGTGCCGCCGTAAGCTTCGACACAAGCAAGATACATTTCTGCTGCACTTTCACATCCTGCGAGAATCCGCTCGGCTTTAACAGGACCGATACCTTTGATGCCAATGATGTTGTCCGTTCTGTCACCTGTAAGCACCTGCATATAGAAGTTGATCAAAGCCTCGTGTTCAGATACCTCTTTCATCTCTTTCTTGACATAGTTCCAATGCTTGCCTTTTAGCTGCATGAAGTCTTTGTCAATACTAGCAATGATAGTTTGGTAATTATTAGCTACGTGTTCAATAGCAATACAATCATCAGCTTCTTCATTGTCAGAGATTTTAAAATCCCACGCACTTACAAGGTAGTCACGAATAAGCTCCAAGTGTTTTGGCTTTGGTGCTGTTCGATTTCCCTTGTAAGGCGCAGTTACAGCAATTTCATTACGGAAGTTGGTTTTGCCTGTAATGTAGCCTTGATAGGACTCCACTCCTTGCAAGTCCTCCCAAAGCATTGTCTCAACGAAGGTAGCAGTCCTGGCTAAAGCAATCTTTTCATTCTCTTCTTCAGAAGAAAAACCTACTCTATAACCAATAATGTCACCATCGATGAGAACACGCATTTACAGAACCTCTTCTTCAATCTCTTCGTCTTTGTTAGACTTGTACTCAATCAAGTTGTTAATCGTTAGCTTCTTTAAGCTAGGAGAAACACCTTTCTTTTTCTGAAAAGTCCACTCATACGTAGATACAATTGCAGTTGCTTTACTACCATTAGCAATCTTAACTGCGGCAGGGATAGTTTCGCCATTAGCATCGAATGCTTCAATTTTGTAGTTGCTCTTGCAAGTAATATAGTGACCTTCGTCAGGACGCTTGTTAGCATCGCTACGAACTTGAATGCCCATATCTTCCAAAGCTTTGACAGCCTTTTCAGATAGGTTTGACAGGTTGACTGTGTACTGCTCTTTGTCAGCCGATGGGTTTGGGTGTTGTGTGCAAGCCCAAAAGATGTCTGCTTGTACTGCTATAGATTTACCTGTACTCATAACTTTCTCCAATTTAGTGCAATTTAGTGGAACTACCGTTCGGATTCAAACCGAAATCTTTTCCTTGTCGGACTATGTGTCTCACCACATCGCCGGTA